TTCTTCGTCTTCTTCTAAAGTTAATTCATGCCATACTGGACCGCAAACAAAATCTTCATCTGTTATTTCACTTGCAGGTTTAACAATCGTCTAAAGAGTATAATCATCTAAAGGAATTCGTGGAAACTCAAAACCAGGTAAAGAATCTATTAATAAAGTTTGTAAATCTCTTAGAGTGTCTTCTGGAGTTAATTCTACATACATATCATCAGTTATTTTTCCGAGAAAGCGGTCGTAAATAGTTTTAAATTGTGTATTCACTATTTACGCCTCCTTAATCATTCTTTTGGCTTTATAGCTTCTCTATTTACCACTTTATAATTTGTAGTAGTTCGACGACCATTTGAAGTAGCTGGTTGCACTCTGCGCTATTGAGAAACTGGTTGAATATGTTCTTTACCATCTTCTTTTTCTTCTTCAATATGAGCAAGAGCTTTATCAACATCAAAGCCAGTTTTTTCTTTTAAGATTTTTCTTTTATTAAAATCTGTTAAAGGTAATGAAACAGATAAACTTTTAATAAGATCAATAACTCCCATTGGAGCAAAATCTAAAGCATCTAAAAATGCATCTATAGAGCCTGTTAATAATAACTCTTTAATTTGATTTTCAGACATATCATATTCTACTTCTCTATGAACATTTAAGTCTTGAGTTACAGCTTCATCAACAATTTGTAAAAACTGTTCAAGCATTTCTCTTCCGCCTTGTTGATAAGTAAGTTTTTCCAATTCCCCAAAAGGAATTTTTTTAGTTTCTCCGGGCGCAAATTCACGACGCAGATTGCTTTCTGGAATTCTGTAAACAACAACGCTCGAACTTCTATTTTTTACATTATAAGTAGTATTTTCAGTAATCATATTTTTTTCTCCTTTATCTCTTTATTAAAATGAAAAAAGGGAGAGAGGGGAATATCCCCAACTCCCCCTTACCGTTATATTTTATTAGATATTGCCGCTTGCACGACCATCATAAGTAGCTACATTACCGTCTACACCATTAAGGTTCCAATTGATCATTTGACCAAGAAGAGCGGTATCAACATAGCAGCAAATATTATTAGCAAGAATAGCAGTTACGCCAACCTTCTTATAAACCTGAATCTCACGAGAACGATCTTTATTATCGAATTCATCAACGATTGTATTACCTTCAAAAGCAATTTTTACTGGTTTACCATCTGCTCCAGTAGGAATAACCCAAGCATAACCAGGATCAATTACTTTACGAGTATTAGTTTCATCTTCAAAGCCTTGCTCTAAGATAACAACTTTAGTTCCTTTATAACTAGCAAGACGACCAGTCTCCCAAAGTTCACGTTTCATATCTTCGGTATAACGCCAAGCTTCATTTGGAATCATTTTTACTGCAAATTCATAAGTGCAATAAATAGTTGGAGTTCCATATGCAGCAGCAATCTGAATCAAACGATCCATAGCTCCTTCATCAAAACCAACTGCAGCAACACGGTTAGCAGGTGGAAGTTGATTAATAGAAGCCTTAAGAGCAGCCGCAACTTCTTTATAAATAAGCTCGTCCATACCTTCCATGATAATACGAGTTACCTCTGCAAAATCAACACGTCCATCAAGGAACTCTTCAAATCCGATTTGAGCAGCTCCACCGATAGCACTGGTGCGAACTTCGAAGCTTTCTTTCTCTGCTGGTCCAAGCTTGAATACTTCATAAATACCTGCAAGTCCAACACGAGTGATAAACTGCTTTGCACGAGCACGATTGTTCAATGGACGACGGAATACAGCCTTGTCGCCTTGAGCAAAGCTCTTTACTTCAGCAAATTGATCATATCTTTGAGATACCTTTTTAGGTAAAATCTCATCAAGGGTTTGTTCAATCATAGAGAAAATAAGGTTTTTATTTTCACGATATTGACTATAGGTGCCAGCTAACTCGTTAAGCTCATTACGAAGTGTAGTATTAAGAGCTTCGTAAGAAAGTTGTTCTCCTTCCCAACTATAAGCAACAGGAGCAGAAGGGTCAGCCTTAGCAACTTGCTTCATTAAAGCAATAAGATTATTTTTATCTAACATTACTCTTCTCTCCTTTCATTAAGCGATACGCATTACTTTTACGCCTTTTTGATTATCAGGCATTGTATATACTTTTACAACTTGCCATTTCATACCAGATGCGGTATCTGCACCGGTAGTGCTATCTTTTACAAGAATACCATCAGTAGTTCTTGGCATTAAGATATCTCCAACAGCAAGTGTTGTTTCATCAACAGTATTAGTTGTAAATAAATCTCCTACATTTGTCTTAAAGACACGAGGAACCATTGCGGTGCCAGTAGGCATTTTCTTTTCATGATAAATACCAAGACGTCTCCAAGGATCATTAGTGAAGCCCCACTCATAAATATCTTCAACATCTTTAGTTACATCATCATAAGGATATTCAACAGGAACTTGAAGTTTAGAAGTTCCAGTCTCGTCAAGTTCATATTGAGTTCCCTTATAAGAGAATACTTTTGCTTGATAAGCTGGTTTATAACCTTCCTCACCTTGAGTGCCTTCTGCAGGAATAGTTGCAGTAGTTACAGCATAACGATCTCCACCGATAGTAACAGTTTGACCTTCAACATCAAGAGTTACATATTGATTAAGAGTAATAGAAGTATTACCTTTTTCATCGACTCCATTAAGTCTATGCCAATCTTTATATTCAAGTTCAGCATTTTCATAATCATATGGACTATAAATACGAGCTTGATAATCGTCTTTTAACATAACAAATTCGCAATCCCATTGTTTAGTTCCATCTGGATGATCGCGATAAAGTTTAATCTCGTTATAAACGAGCATCCATTCACCTGCTCCGGTGAAATTTACCAAACCAATACCATTACCAACGCCATTCTGACCAGCAACATCTGCTGCATAATCATACTTTACAAACTGACCTTGCTCAAGCATCTTAATTGCTGGATCAGCAGGGAGCTGAGCATAGATTTGACCAGTTCTTTGAGCAGAAAGATGATTTGGTTCAACTTGTCCATAGCCGAATTCAACATATTTTGCTTGAGATTTATATCCAGCAGGAATACGGCTATTTAAAAAATCTTTAAACATCATCGTTCAAATTTCCTCCTTTATTAATTTAAAGTTTTAGCAGTATCTAAAGCGGCTTTTACCCAAGCTGGAACAGAAAGATCCTCTCCTTCATTTCCATTTAAAGAATAAGTAGTTTGGTCTCCCGCACTTTCTTCATCATTTTTAAAGCTCACTTTATTACGGAAACAAATAACTGAAAGTTTTGCTTCAATATCATCAAGAGAATAATTGTCAATATTATCAAGGATATCTTTTTTACTCTCATCAGATAACATATAGAATTCAGCGATCTTAGCTTCTTTTTCCTTGCGCTCAGCTTTAAGCTTGAATTCACGTAAAGTAGCAAGTTCGCTATTTAAGCTCTCAATAGTATCATTGAGGCTAGACACTTGGGATTCAAGATTAGAAAAATTATTCTAAAGTTCAACATATTCAGGAATTTCTTCTAAAGAATCATAAGAAAACTTTTTCTTTTTCTTATCTTCTTCCTTATCTTCATCATCGTCGTCATCTTTAGAAGTATCTTCTTTATCTTCATCTTCAGATTTTTCTTTATCTTCTGATGAATCTTCAGAATTCTTTTTATCTTCTTTATCTTTTTTGTCCTCATTTTTTTCTTCATTTTTTTTCTTGACATATTCCATTATATATGCCTCAACCTCGGTAGCGGAGAATTGAGTCTCTGCCGCAGGAGTATAAGTCTTAGTTACTTCAATAAGATCCCCCTAAGCAGAAAATCCTTCCACCTCAGTAATAGAAAAGTTTAAACGATAGTATTTCGTATTTAAATGGTCGTTTAAAACTGCAAACTTTTGACCCTCTTCTTCATATATGCCTTCAATTGAATATTTTGAACATCCTTCTCTTTGTTCATCTGGGAAGGTGCTTTCAATATATTTATAAAGAGCAGACCAAAGAGCATCTCCAATTTCAACTGCATATGTAGTAAACACTTTCGTTCCTCCTTCTGTTAATAATTCTTTTATTTCATTCATCATTGAATACATTTTCTCTTGAAATGATTTATCAACAACTAAAGAAAAAGCTGTAATTTGAGAACCTTCAAAACAAGGCTCATAATTTTCTCCTAAAATACAAAGTTTAGATAAAAGCGCCTCATTTACAATGAAAAATTGAGGTCTTCTATTCTAATCTCTTGACCAGGTCGCATCAAGAGTTCCTTCATCAAATTCCATAGAATGGTTATTACCATTTTCCAAAACTCTTTTTGCTTCTGGATAAGCATGATCCCAAACATATCCTTCAGTGCATAGATATTCTCTTTCAACTTTATTATCATCAATATAAGTAGCAAACCAAATCTTTGCATTTAAATCAATAAAACCATAAGGAGTAGTTGAATCACTAATTCGCCATTCTCCATTTGAAATAGTAATCTATTTATTATGCTCTTCAAAATCTCCAGTAGCTTCATTATAGAATCCTACAATTGGACATCCTCGTAAACTAGGAGCCATTTGTTTTGCTACGTCTTTAGTAATAATAACATGATTTCTGTTTGGCTCTTCTCCAACATAACAGACTTTTATTTGCACTTTTGATATGAAAGGACTTATTCTTGAACTTTCAATAAATTCAATCGGAGAATCTAATTTTAATACACTAGTATGTTTCATTATAACCCTCCTTAATTCATAGATTCTTTATTCTGAATCGTTTTTTCACTTTTTTGATCATCAGCTTTTTCTGGACGACCAGCTTCTTGTTTATCAGAAGCCTATTTATTTTGTCCTCCTGTTTTCTTTTGCTAATTGTTATTATTATTTTGTTCATTTTTACCCAATAAATCTGCTAAATTCATTGTTGAACTTAATAAATTAGGTAACATTAATTCGGTTAAATGTAAAACATTATTTTCAAAATAAGCAGTATTTAAAATAAAGCTCTAAGAATGACCTAAAGCAATTTGAGGGAGAATTTTTGAATGTCCCATCTAAGCTTGCTCTTTATACATTTTAGATAAATTTTGATAATTATATTGAGTTGTTTCTAACATATAAAATCTAAAAGCATATTTCTTTTTATTAGAATTTTTAGTCTAAACCACTCTATCAAAAAAAACTATAAACTATAATAATAAATTTCTAACTGTAGACTCGTCTTCTAAAATAGATTTCTCTAAAGCAAGATTTCCTTCTGTATTAAAAACATTTTTTGAAATACCTGCCGCATTATAAACTGTTCTTTCAACTTTTGCTAAATCATCTCTTGTAGTTGTAGTATTCTTATCTGACATATCAATACTTTCAACATCCGCAAAAGTAGTTAAAACATCTACTCCAATAGCTCGCTATAACATTGCGACAGCATTATTATGAATATCTCTTGCTTCATCTACATCAAAAATTAATTCTCCATTTTTATCAAGTGGTAATTTTTGAATAATAATTTTTAATAACTGTTGCATCTATTTACGTCTATCTAAATCTTGAGCAGAGTCTAAATCAATTAAATAAGGAATAATATTTATAAAAGGTGGAATATCATTATTATTTAAATTAAATTTAAACGCAGAACCAGGAGTAAGTAAATACCAACCTCCAGAACGTTCTTGATAACCTAACTAACTAGGATAATCCTAATAGTCAGGTTGTAATTTTCCTTGTTTAAATAAGACATATCCCTTTTTAAATTCATTCGGAAATAAATTTAAAACTTTCATTCGATAATTAAGATCTTTAAAAGTATCAAAAAAAGCCATATTAAATTCAATTGCTGGCATACCTTTTACAGAATATCTAGTTCTACAAAAATCTGCGGGAAGCTCTTGAATTATAATTGAATCATTTGATTCTACCAAGTAACCATAATAACACCCGTCTATAAGAACTTTTAAAGCCATTTCGCCGCAAATCTTTTTAATATAACTATTATCTAAATAATTTAATAATTTAGAAAAATCTTTTAATACTTTATCTTCTTTTACATTGTCATCAAATATCTCTGGAACAATATACCAATCATAACGATACATAAAAGATATATATTGACAAAGTTTTGAATAAATACCATTTATTTTATAAAAAAATCTAGAAAATTCTCTTAATTTTTTATAATCATTTTTTAAGATAGCTTTCATTAATTCTCTTTTATTATAATAAGGAGATTGTGGAATTGTTTTCTTTAATTCTCCTAATTCTAAAACAGCATCTTCTAAATTTTTAACTCCGACCTTAATCTTACTAAAATTATTATCTGCTGTTCGATAATTTATGTATTTATTACTTGAAAGCATATCAAATCCTTTACTAAAAATGCGTGTTTGTCGATCACTATTTAAAAAAGGATTTTCATTAGATGATAAATGATCAATATCCAAAATATATACCTCCTTTCTAAACGTTTAATAACCTGCTCTATGCATTATATAATCATAATTAATCAAATTTTCTTCTGTATAAGGAATTTCAATTAAAGTAAATTCATGTAATGCACAAAATCTTCGTTTTCGGTTATCATTGTGTTGTTGTTGATAAAGGCCCCTTTTTCCACCAAATTTTTGACTCGCTTCATAATGCTATCTACCTTGAAATTCTATAATAAAATCAATATTTCCATCATCATCAAATATAACAAAATCAAAGCGAAGAGGTCTGCCATTTTCACTTTTTAATTCTGGAAAACTATATTCCATTTTAAAAGGTAATCCTGCTTCTTTTAAAATTTCTTCAATTTTTATTTCTCCTCTTGAAGCCCGCATTTTAACCTCTCCTTTCTATTAATTTAAAAACATCCATTCTTTAGCGTTAAATCTTCTCTTTCTCTTTTTATTATCTTCTTCTACTTTTATATAATATAAGCCATATTCAAACGCAGAAAATTTATCCTTTTTAATACCTTTATTAGCCTATTTAAGAATAATATTAGTGCCTTCATTTTCTTCTCTGAGATTCATCATCTCTTCTTTTAATATGGAAGTTAATGTAAATGGTTTTAAATAAATTGACCTTTCTTCAGGTTTCATATTTTGACCAACTTTAGTTCCTAATAATTTTATTTTAGCATCACGTTCATCAATTAACATTTTTACTTTTCCAGAAGACAAATTTACCTAAGCGTTAGCATGTGCTTCTGTATTAATTGGAGCATTAGCTTTTATAATATAAATAGCATCCTATTCACAGTCAGAAGTTCTATATTTTTTATATTCATCCGCCGCATCATCTTGAGTTCCGCCATATACTCCAAAATCAGGTAAAACATCATTTGTTTCTGGGTCTATAGAAGGCTTAACCATATAATCAATTAAACCAATTCCAAGTCCATTACCATCTATTACAATTCTTCTTGCATTATATTTATAAAATAATTTTTTTAATTCAAGAGCCTAATCGCCAAAATGCTCATTACTAATAATTTCAATATTAACTAATGATTTTAACGAAGGTCCTTGTGGCTAAGGAGACACTTTAAAAATACAGCATACAGTATCGCAGCCTTTACGACCTACGTCAACAGAAATAATATAATACTAATTTTTACTAGAACGACCAGAAGCTTCATACTCGGGTTGTTTCAAAATACGATTTCTATTAAACATATCTGAATTAAAGAACGCATCTTCAACGTCACCAGTCCAACGTGACTCATACTCACGCTCAAAAGAAGCTTCATTAAATGTTCCCTCATCTTTTTGGTCTTTAATGAAGGTTTTACTCTGTAATCCTACTTCTACTGGTAATCGCCATGTTCCGCCAATAACCACACATCGTTCTGGCTAAGTAACCATACGCACTAAGAAACCAATTAAACGCTCATATGGATAAGTTCCTTTATATCCAGCCGTAGTAACAAATACCTAGCTTTTATTTAATGTTTCAGCTTCCTATGTGCTACCATCCATACAACGACGAGGAATTGCCATAACAGGAATAATTACTTCTCGTAAAATCTAATCGTCAACACCAACGCACTCCTCTACAAGTCCACCATGTCGACGTTTACCTCTAGAACTTTCTCTTGCCGCAATATTATCTAAAGTAGAACCATTTCTAAAAACATATTTACAATAATCTTTACCTTCAAGAGTCTTACCTCTTCTTCGATCAATTTCTCTATCAAGCGCAGGAATCAAAGTGCATATTTCATTTACTTTATCTTTTAAGATACCTGCAGCCTATTCTTTTCCTCCTGAGGTAACAAATAAATTAGCTCTAGGATAAAGGATTGCTCTAACCATTAATGCCATAACAGATAAGAATGATTTACTGTCTTAATATTCTAATGGAATCGCAACTTCCATTACGTTCTCTTATGAACTGCTTATAGTTTCCTATAAGAATAGACTATCTCACATTTATTATAAAATATAATAAATCTTCTCTTTTCGATTTAAGGGACTCTCACCCACGCCATTTGCTTGCGCCCTACTCCTATTGTCTCTATTTATTACCCCTCGGAGACTTTTCAGGATAGTCGTTAAAGATTTATAAAAATTAAGCATATTTAAATATAAAACCACCTGTAGTTTTTAATTTCCCTTTACAGCATTTTGTAATGCTACTACTATCTAATTTTAATTGACGGCCTGCTTCTCTACAAGAAGGAAAAGTTGCCAATAAATTATTATTTTTATCAAACTAATTAACAGGTTTAGTATTTGAATTTGTTTTTTGAATATAATAAGCATTTTTTACATTTTCACTTATAGTAATTTGTCGTAAATTATTTAAATTATTATTATGTTTATTCCCATCAATATGATCAATACAATAATTATTTAAATTTGTTAATTCAGGATGAAATGAAAAAAATATTAATTTATGAACTAACCAATCAATTGTTTCACCATTTTTTGATAGTCTTACTTTATAATAACCACAAGTCTCTGTCGGATGTAAAATATTATTTGTTTTTAAATTATGAATACGACCATAAGAAGAAACTTCATAATTTTTATTATCTCTTGCTATAACCCATTTTTCGTTAGGTAAATCATAAGAATATTTTTCCTATTTTTTATTCTAATTATTAGTTTTAATTGCATTATGAAAATGTTTCATATTATCACTATAACTAGCCCATTCTAAATTATAAATATTATTATTTAATTTATTTCCATCAATATGATTTACAACAGGTAATAAATTAGGATTGTTAATAAAATGTTCCGCTACTAAACGATGAGCGTAAAACATTTTTTTCTTTCCATTTTTAGATAATCTATAATATTTATATCCATTTTCACCAATAGAACCTTTTAATATCTATTTAGTATTAAGATTTAAAACATCTCCATTATCATAGATTAAATAATTTTCATAATTACTAATTTTTTTATACATATTTAAATATACTCCTCTTTTATATTTACTCTGGATTCTCTTGTCCATATTCTATATGAATTTAGAGTTCCCACAATTAGAGAAGTTTGTCCAAAATTTTCCACAATTAGTGAAAAATAATATTGGCGCCACTTTTTGACGCTCGAGGGAATACCGCATACACATACTGGTGTCGCATAACACAACGAAGAAAAACTCTCTAATAAAAATAGAAATGAAATTCTCCTTCTTTTACCTCTGTTCGAGGCCCTCTTACTAAGAAGTCAACAAAAAGATCTGGATATTCCCGCCAAAACGCAATATACTCTCTGAGCGCAGGCTTTATAGCTTCAATACGCTCTTCAGATAAACCTATTTTCTATCGTTTAGTATTAATATCTAATAAGTCTTGTAAAGCCATAATTACTAACCCCCATTTTCAGTTAAGAAATTTAAAAGGTCAGCATCACTAGCTTCTTCATTATCTAAAAATTCACTATACTCTTCAAAATCTTCATCACGCAATTGCTCTTCTAATTCTTCAACATCTAATAATCCAGTATCAGTATCCTTAGAATTGCGCTCTTCTTCATCTTCTTTTTGGTTATTCTTAATAGCTTCCTCGATAAGATTACCAAGATTAGTTTCTTCTGTGATTAAAGTGCGAGTATAACGTTTCATATCAATAATAGTCTAATCTACTTTATCATTAGGTTCTCCTAAATAATAACGTGGAATAAAACCATCTTTTTCACAAATAGCTACTAACTCACCCACAGAATCAACATATTCACCAGAT